AAATGGGGCGGCGTGGATATGATTGAAACCGGCTCGCGGGCGATTGACTGGTATAAATCAAATGCCGGTATTTCCTGCGCGAATGTTGATGCCACCGGCGTCGGCTCCGGCGTTGCTCCGCACATGCAGTTGGCAGGTTGTGTCGCGCTGGGCGTGAAGGTTGCCGAAAGGCCGACGTTTAAAACGGAAATGGGAGATTTCAAGATCAAACGCGATCAATTGCTATGGGCTGTCCGCGAATGGCTGCGAACCGATCCTTCCGCCATGCTGCCGCCCAATGAGGAATTGCTCGAAGAACTGGCAGTTCCCACTTATTCGACAGACACCGGAAAAATTCAGGTGATGAAAAAAGACGACATGAAGGAAGTATTGAAGCGTTCGCCCAATCATCTGGACGCCCTGGCCATGACCTTCGCCGGAGGAGGCGGCTTCTTCTCCGATACGATAACCGAGGATTTCCCGACATGACCAAAACCAAAAATGTAAAAATTAGCGGGTGTCACTATTGGTGCCCGTCATGCGGACAGGTGATGCTCGATCATTATATCAACCGAAAAGATTTAGTGCTGGAGTGTTTTAATTCCAAATGCACAGAGTATGAAATTAAATATATCGCCCCTGACCATATAAGGTTAAAACGATTTGAACAGTAAGATGGTCACGCATAAAACGGAGAGAAATTTATTATGAACTGCCGTATTCTGCCGTATTCTGCCGTATTCTGCATGCTAAGATAAATCAATTTCCGTGTTATTATAATGCCTACTTTTAATGATCTTTGATTTTCACCCTGAAGGGCACTTCACCGAAACGTAGTGTCTGGAAAATCATAGAACGAATTAACCAGCTCCGTTTAATGGAGCTAAGGAAAAAAATGTTTCAGGCGAAATAGTATGAGGTGTTTCTCTTTATGATCTGTAAAATTGAGAAAAGAATTCCCGAACCCCTGCACTGGATGCTCTATCAGCAGCGCATTGAAGAAGCCCGTATTACAGGGCAGAAGCATGTTGAGCGCCAGTATTGGTATGAGAATCTCGAAACCGGCCAGCAATACTATGATTTATTCGGTTGTGTCGGTTGGCCTACGGAAGTTACCGATAAGAACGACATGAGGCCGGGATATATCGCTATTGTGGGCGTGATTAAAGACCATAAAACGCCGCAGGAAGCCGTGTTTCAGTTAATGGCCGAGGCCGAGAGCAAGGACATTCCCACTCTCTTGATTAATATGAACAAGTTGCGATTGGATTTCGGCTATGGTTCGCATCCGGCTCTGTTTGAGGCATGGATAGGCGATCCGGACAGGTTTATCGCAACGATTGCTAAACTCAATGAGAAACTCAAAGAGAAAAACGGCAGTGATAAAAATGCAATCATAATTGCTCCGCCGTTTGATTTCTCTTTGCCGGATAAATTCGAGATTTACAGCCGTTCTTTTTATTCGGTTGTGGCCGATAAAGACAATTTGCGCTTTTATTACGGCAAAAACGAAATTCTGCGTAACAGGAAAAGCGAATTCAAGCGGGACGATCCTGCTATTTTGGCAATAGGAGGGCTGGTCCATACTCTGCTGCACTCAACGCCATGGATGGATCAGGTTCAGGATAATATGTTTGTCGTGGAGGAGGGAATATAAATGCCGGAGTTGAAAGGTGTGCTGATAATTCTTTGTGCAACGGGTTTCGGGGTATTGCTGTCTATCATTTGTTTCTTTTTAGGCGGCTGGCTGGTTTTTAAGAGTAAAAACGCAGTACCGGGTGAGAAATTCCTGGGCGGAGTGCCGGAGGGGGAAGTATTTCATCTTCCCGAAACCAACGACGAGGAATTCCCCGAAACACCACAGGAGATGCTGGAAAGGACAAGCTCATTTTTACAAAGTTTTAATAAGCAAAACACGGGAGGGATTGGATGATGCAGGATATGAGCGGTTTAAAAGTCAAATGTTCCATTTGCAAACAAATAGTACTTGAAACAACTGATAAATATAACCCGGATGTTATGGCCAACGGTTCAATGGTGAAGAAACTTGTCCCGTGGATAATTGACTGGCAGGAAAAAGCAACTACGTTGGCCGCGGAAATGATCTGTCCAAAGTGCGGAGTAGGACAGTTGGCGCCGAAGGGCCGGTTGACGGTGGTCATGGCAGAGAAGCCGACGGAGCTCAAACCTGAAGCAGAAGGCGATGGTGTTTGTGATTCTGCTGCTAAAGACGCCGCATGTCAATCAGAGCAGGCAATCCCGGACACGCCGGAAACAGTGGCAACAGATGATACATTTCTATCGCCGGGAGAATCTAAATTTATCTGCGAGACCTGCGGCAGGGTGTGTAAAACAGAATTCGGCCTGAATGGCCACAAGAAGTCGCATAAGAAAAAGAAGAAAAAGTAAATGACAATTAACTAAGAATCAGGGTTTTCTAATCCGGCCAGATTGGAGACAACGAAAGATAAGGGCGGCAGTGAGGTGCCTCACCATCTAACTGTGCCCTTTTCTTTGCCCTGTGAAGGACAAGACAATGATTAAAAAAGATTGGAGTTTAGCAACCATACCGCCCAAGGGCGATCCCGATGTGGGCGAATTCGCGTTTATGCTGCATGAAGCGGCGCGGATTGAAAAAGAACGCCTGGGAAAGCCCAAAGACTTTCTGAATAATTACGCTTTATATCGAGGGCAGCAGACGCGGGAAACTTCCGGACGCAAAGGATATTCACCAGTGCAGAAAGTAAACACGCCGATTAATCTCTATTTTGCCAATGTGGAACGCACTGTATGTAATATAACAGCACGGAATCCCGTCGGTGAAGTCGTCGACCTGGATGGAAGCAGTGAAGACGATAACAGCGAAAAAGTTATCAGTATGGTTTTAAAGAAGTGGTGGAAAGAGACTGACCAACTTCTTAAAACTAGAGCCTCAGCGCGGCAAATGGAGATATACGGCGTAACGCCGGAGAGGCCGTTTTGGGATAAGCCCAAAGACAGGCCGGATATTGATATTGTCGATCCCTATTCATTCTTTCCCGCCCCTGGATGTTGGGATAAGATTGATGAAGAAGCTCCCTATGTCTCCTTTGCCTATGTTGATTTTGTTTCCAAGGTCGAGAGTTTCTACAACGTGACGGATATTGCCAAGGATGAAGCCTATGAGTTAATGGGAACAGAAAGAGAGCAATATAAGGCGCAGGGGTACGGAGTCACGCAATCTATCGGCAATTATGCCGATCCAATGACCGTAAAAGGCAAGACTGAGCAAAGCACAAAGTCATTGGAGCGTTGCCTTGTCATTGAACTATGGCTGAGGGATGGCCGCACAGTTACAAAGACGGAAGAAAAACCGCTGATCAATCCCGATACCGGCGAACAGATGATTGATGAAATGAACGGACAACCCCTGATTAATCAAATAACCACTAAAGAACCGGTTTACCGTGATGGAATACGGAAGATAACCATTGCCAAGAGTGAGGCCAAAGATAATAAAAGCGGTATAGTAGTTCTCGATGATTCTGATAATCCAAATATCAATTCCACACTTGCTACCGAGTTAGCCTGCAATACCTATCCCTGGGGAAGACTGCCTTGTTATCATGCGAATTCTTATAAAGACGGCGTTTCGGTATGGGGATTCGCCGCGGCTGAACAGGTGGGAGATTTAATCAATAAGATAAATCTTATCTTCGCCAAACTGATTGCCTACGTGATTAATGTAATGACTCCGCCTTTGATCGTACAGAAGAATTGCGGCATTACCAAAGAAATGATCGAGAGTTCCATCCAGAAGGCCGGACGGCTTATTTTAATGCCGACAATTCCCAATGCCCGGATTGAATTCATGCAGATTCCCAACCTTCCGCAAACTTTCTTTGAGGTTCTTAACCTGCTTGTCAGGTTCTTCGACCGTGTTTATCAGATAGAGGACGCGGATAGGGGCGTTGCTCCCAATGGAGTTATAGCGGCCCAGGCCATTGTAGCCCTGCAGGAGCGCAACCAGGTATTGATGCAGACCAAAACATCCGCGATTGATATGCTGGCCGAACAGCGCAGCCGGTGGGCGATAGGCCTTTATCAGAACTTCGGGACCAAGCCGGATAGTGTCAATGTTGCCGATGAAACAATACCTTTTTATGGTGTCCAGTATGCTGGAAAGAAGTTCAATTACGTGGTGGAGGCCGGTTCTTCGACACCAAGAACATCACTACAGACACAGGAATTAGCCTTTAAACTCTATGAAGAAAAAGCAATAGGACAGCGCGGATTGCTGGAAAC